GATATTTAAAGCTATGACAGCTGAACTTAGAGATACTTGGACTAAGAAACAAGTATTTAGAACTGAGACAGAAATGAGGATGTCTGTTTTACAAGATGCTAAATATCCAACAAAGGCTGCTAAGTATTGGCAATGTGTACGAGAACAGAATGTTTTCTTAGAAAATTTAATGGCTCTATCCTTTGACTGTAGACGTAACGAAGTTAAATTAAAAAGATTAGAACAAAAATTAGAAAAAGAAGAAGACCCAATAAAAAGAGAACTCTATCAAATAGACATAGATGAAAAAAGATATGGTTTAGCTAACATGCAATTAGTTGCTAGAGATAGAATGAGAGAAATTAAATTATGGTCTACTTTAAAAAAAGAATTTAATGATGGTTCGTTTGATGACAAAGATGTTAATCGACACCAATTAGATTCATATCATTTAGTAATGAAAAATAAAGCAGAGACATTAACAACAGGTTCATCACAACCAGAAGTGTTTAATGTATTAGGTCAACTACAGACTATAGAAAGAGTTAAAAAATCTGGTGAAATGATTTATAACAAGAAAGAACAATTGACTAATGATCTCGGAGCAAAAGAAAAATAAAAAACTTTTCTTTTTAATTGCAATGCCACGGTCAGGAAATACCGTTTTTGCTTCTTTAATGAATCAAAATCCTGAGATAGTTTGCACTGCTAACTCTATTACTTTAGAAATAATGAAAGATCTGTATTTATTAAAAAAAACAGATGTGTTTCAAAATTTTCCAGATCATAAATCTTTAAACAATATTATAGATGTTGTTTACGATCTTTATTATAAAGACTGGCCTCAACGGATAATTATAGATAGGGGGCCTGTATTAGCAAGTGGTAATCCCGGAAACTTTGAATTAATGAAAGTACATTACAAACGTCCTTTTAAATGTATTGTTTTACTTAGAGACTTAATGGATGTGTTAGCAAGTTATATGAAATGGTATACAGAAAATCCCGATGCATTTCCAAATAGATATAATTTAAAAAATGATGAAGAAAAATTATTAAAAATAATGAATAAAGATGGAGCTGTAGTTAAAGATTTAAATGCAATTAACAATGCTTTTAAACATCCAGACATTTGTCATTTTGTAAAGTTTGATGACCTTATGACAAATCCTACAGAAGAATTACAAAAAATATATAAATTTTTAGAAGAACCATATTACCCTCATTATTTTGAAAACTTGAAAGATATTAATATTAATGGTATAGAATATGACGACACAGTCGTAGGAAAGAATATGCATAAATTACATACAGGAAAAATTGAAAAAATTTATAACCCTTACATAGAAAAAATACCTCAACGTATTAAAGAAAAATATGGGCACATCAAATTTTAAAGATTTTAGTTTTGCATTTTTAGGACAATCGGTTTTAAAATACCAAGTTCCCTTAGAAATATATGGTATTATTAATCATATTTATGAAAATAAATATCCGCAATTATTTCCTGCTAACAAACAACTTGTAGGTAAAATAGAAAAAGAACATAGTTTGTTTTTTAATGGAGAAGACTCAAAAAAAATGATTAGACATAATCATTTACCCCAAGATGTATTGGGGTGGTTTGAACAAAAGTTTCAACATTATTTAAACTGGAACAAAATAAAAAAACCAACAATTCATTTAAATTCTATTTGGGTTAACACTATGTTTGAAAATGAATATAATCCAGTGCACGTGCATCAAGGATCATTGTTTACCGGTTTATCTTCAGTTATGATTTTAAAATTACCACCAAGTTTTGGTGTTGAATATTCTGCGGCAGAGGCACCCCAAAATGGTAGATTACAAATACTAGGTTCTGCATCTGGTCAATTTGCTCACATAGACTATCAACCTGAAATGAAAGAACGAGATTTTTATATATTTCCATACGACATGAGACATTGCGTATATCCTTTTAATGGGCCTGGATATCGAAGAAGTCTTGCTGCAAATTGTGATGTAGAATATAATCCAATTTTAAACAGAGGAGTAACTTAATGTACGAAAATATGCATATTAGCGAACCTAAATGGAAAAGTTGGATAATACAAACTACAACACCATTATTTACTCCAGATCAATGTAGACAAATTATAGAGTGTGGTAGACGTCAACCACCACAAAAAGCACAGGTTGGTATGGGTAAACCTGGTGGTGGCACAGATACTAAAAAAAGAGTTACAACAATATCATGGATACCTTTTCAAGAAATGGGACACATGTATCAAGATTTAAATAAGTTTATACAAAAAGCTAATGAAAACCATTTTGGTTTTGGTGACATACAAATTACAGAAAATGCACAATTTACAGAATACCCTGTAGGAGGATTTTATGATTGGCATATGGATTGTGATGTACATATGGCTCATGAGCCACCGGTGCGAAAAATATCTATGACATTGTTATTAAATGATCCATCAGAATTTAAGGGTGGTGATTTAGAATTAATGGCACCTGGTAAATTTGCCGAACTTAAACAAGGTCATGCAATTGTGTTTGCATCATTTTTAAATCATAGAGTTGCACCAGTTACAGAAGGTGTTAGACAATCTTTAGTTGTCTGGTTTGGAGGTAAACCTTTTAGATGATTAAAGATGGTTTTTTTCCAACTATTATATATGCTGAAGATTTTAAATTAGACACCAATCAACTAGCAGAAAATATTATACAGTGGTCTAAAGAAGATCCTGGTGTTGCAAAAACAAATAGAAATGCATGGCATTCTACAACGGACATGCAAAACAGACCTGAATATAAACCTTTAATAAATGAACTATTTAAAATGGTAAATCAAGTTTTTGAAGAAGAATTTTTAACTAGAGGCGCTGCGCTTGGTAACATGTGGGCAAATATAAATCCACCAGGTGGATATAATCAACCTCACGTGCATCCTAATGCTGTATTTAGTGGAGTATATTACGTAAAAGCTCCGCCTAATTCTGGACGTTTAGTATGCCAAGACCCTAGACCCGGTATTCAAACATGTATGCCTGATAGAAAAAAAGAACAAGTTCCTAAACATCTATGGAGAGATGTTCGTATAGAACCAAAAGAAAACAGAGCAATTATGTTTAATTCATGGTTATGGCATTCAGTAGAACCTAATATGTCTAATGAAACTAGAATATCAGTAAGCTATAATTTTATTCAAAAAGGATTTGATTAATGGTTTTTAATAAATACCAAGTAATTAAAAAAGCAATTAGCTATGAATTAGCTAACTTTGTGTTTAACTATTTTTTACTTAAACGTGATGCAGTTAAATGGATGTATGATAATAATATTACGTACGACACAGGTATGTTAGGCACTTGGACTGATCAACAGATTCCCAACACTTATTCCCATTATGCAGATCCTGTGATGGAGACCCTTTTAGTGAAAGTACTACCAATAATGCAGCAAGAAACAGGCCTAAATTTAATTCCAACTTATTCATATGCTAGATTATATAAGCATGGTGACGAATTAAAAAGACATAAAGATCGACCTAGTTGTGAAATATCTACCACCATTAATTTAGGTGGTGATCCGTGGCCTATATTTATAGATGGCACAGGTGCAGATACAGTTATAGACGAATTTAAAAAAATACATAAACCTAATGCCCCTAAAGGCACCAAAGTCTTACTTGAAGTCGGCGATATGCTAGTATATAGTGGATGTGAATTAGAGCATTGGAGAGAACCATTTGAAGGTAATACTTGCGGACAAGTATTTCTTCATTATAACCATGTAAATGGTCCTTTTGCTGAAAAAAATAGGTTCGACAAAAGGCCGATGTTAGGACTTCCAGCATTTGTGAAGTCATAATATTATGGAGTTATATGCTACAAAAATTAGGTTTTTTACCAGGATTCAACAAACAGGTTACAGAGACCGGGGCTGAAGGCCAATGGTTTGATGGTGACAATGTTAGGTTTAGATACGGTACCCCAGAAAAAATAGGTGGTTGGACTCAGCTAGGTGATGATAAATTAACTGGTGCAGCTAGAGCTATTCATCATTGGGACGATAACGCTGGTATTAAATACGCAGCTATAGGAACAAATAGAATTTTATATGTTTATTCAGGAGGAGTGTATTATGACATTCATCCAATTAGAACTACTTTAACAGGTGCAAAATTTACAAGTAGTTCTTCATCAACAACAGTTACAGTAGTATGTACTGGATCTCATGGTCTAGGTGAAAATGATATTGTAATGTTTGATAGTGTTACAGGAGTACCTGCTGGATCAACTTACAGTAATGCTACTTTTGAAGATCAAAAGTTTATGGTAACTGCTATTCCTACTACAACCACTTTTGAAATTACAATGAATACTCAGGAATCAGGGACCCCATTAACTACAAGTGATGGTAATAGCACTTCTGTGTTATGTTATTATACAGTAGGACCCGCACAACAATTAGGTGGTTATGGTTGGGGTACAGGATTATTTGGTGGTACAGCTTTAGGGGCAGCAACTACAACTTTAGCAACAGCTATATCAGATTTAACAACAACCGATATTGTATTAACTAACTCAGCAGCTTTTCCATCATCAGGAGAAATTAGAATAGGAACAGAAGATATAAGTTTTACAGCTAATAATACTTCTACTAATACTTTAAGTGGTGGTGCTAGAGGAGTTAACGGAACCACTAAAGCTACACATAGTGGAGGAGCAACGGTTACCAACATATCTGAATATGTTGCATGGGGTGACCCATCTTCTGCTGACTTTACTATTGATCCTGGTTTATGGGTATTAGATAACTATGGAACAAAATTAATTGCACTTATATATAATGGTGCTTGTTTTGAATGGGATGCTGCAGCCGCAGGTGCGGTTTCTACTAGAGCTACTATATTAGCTAATGCACCTACAAAATCTAGACACGTTTTAGTTTCTACACCGGATAGACACTTAGTATTTTTTGGCACAGAGACAACAGTTGGAACTGATTCAACACAAGATGATATGTTTATAAGATTTTCTTCTCAAGAAAGTATTGATCAAACAGATTCATACACAGTCAAGGCAAACAACACCGCAGGCACACAAAGACTTGCTGATGGTTCTAAAATTATGGGAGCCATTAAAGGTAGGGATGCAATCTATGTATGGACCGATACTGCACTATTTCTTATGAAATTTGTTGGTCAACCATTTACTTTCTCATTTGAACAGATAGGAACTAACTGTGGATTAATGGGTAAAAATGCTTGTATTGAAGTTGATGGTACAGCTTATTGGATGTCTGAGAATGGATTCTTTGCATACGATGGTCAGTTAAAATCTTTACCTTGTTTGGTAGAAGACCATGTTTACGATGACTTAAACTCAACTTCAAGAGATTTAGTTAATGCAGGATTAAATAATTTGTTTGGAGAAATTAACTGGTTTTATTGCACGGCTGCCTCGGATGCAGTTAACAGGGTTGTAACATATAACTATTTAGACTCTACAACCAAACGTCCTATATGGACAACTGGTACTTTACCACGAGCAGCATGGCAAGATTCTGCTGTTTTTGATAGACCTCACGCTACATACTATAATCCTTCCGATAATGCATCTTACGATGTTACTGGTAATACGGACGGAAGTACTATATACTATAATCAGGAAACAGGGACTGATCAGATTAATGCTGGTGGAGCGGTAACTGCTGTAATTGGTAGTATAACTTCAGGTGATTTTGATATTACCCAAAGAAGAAGTAACACAGGAGCAACTGTAGGAATGCCAGACCTTAGAGGAGATGGAGAATTTATAATGAGAATAAGCAGATTTATACCAGATTTTATTTCACAAACAGGAAACACTCAAGTTAGTTTTACAACTAGAAACTATCCAAATAGTACACCTACAACTACAAACTTTAGTATTAATTCAAGTACTACTAAAAAAGATACAAGACTAAGAGCAAGATCTATTGCATTAAAAGTTGCTAATACAACTAGTAATGAAGATTGGAAACTTGGTACATTTAGGTTAGACATAGCACCAGGAGGAAGAAGATAATGGCAAAGAAACCAGTTAATCAAGGTGGTGGACCAAACTATCTTGGTAAACAAAAAGAAGTTAAAGCTCCTTTAAGATGGAAGTCTTCACCCGATCATCCTGAAGCACATTTAGCTTACATTACAGACGCTGAACAAGAGTTATTAATTAAAAAAAATATGCATGGTGGTTTAGAAGACGGTAAACCAAATAAAGGACCGTATGGTATTCCAAGTTTACAAGGTGACCTTGGTGGATATAGTGCACCAGCCGGCGGTAAGTCTGGAGATGCTTCAGGCAAAGGTGGTGGAGGATCTTCATCTTATAAAGATACAGATTATTATAAAATGATGACTGGAACAGGGACTACTGCAACTAGTCCTACTGGAGACACTTATCGATCTAAAAATATTGCAAAAGGTGCAGTACCTGAATATGTAAATACTCCTGATGGATTAAAATATGTTGGATCTAAAACTAAATTTGTAGGAAGAAGTTTATTTAATCCAAGTGGATATAGAGGCACTGTTGGCACAAGTCCCACTTTTGTTGATCGTCTTTTTAGAAGAAATAATCCGATGGG